GTATAGTAGGTGCTGCATCTGGTGTACTTCAAGGTGCAAAAGCTTTCTTATCAGGTATGGGTGCTCAAAAGAGACAAAACCAAGTTATGAAAACTTATGCCGAAGAGCAAAGAAAAGGCATGACAGGAGAAGGCCGAGAAGTTGCAATGGAATACGGTGGTTATTATCAAAATGGTGGTATGGATAAGTCTAATTATGAAGACGAAATCAATGCAGAAATGGACAATAGCTATCCAGAAGTAGCAGCACAAAACAATCCAGTTTTTGCAAATCAAAATACGGAAGCCCCAGTAGTAGCAGAAGAGAAAGCAAGTTCAAACTTTGATGCAAATTCTGCAAGAGATAACTGGGTACAAAAAACAGGATTACCTTGGTCAGAGGCTAAAAGACTAGGTTATACAGACGGAACAGCAAAAGATAACATAAAACTTTTATCAGAGCTTAAAGACCCTAGGTTTAAAGCAGAAAACTTAAGAAAGGCACCAGTTACAAGAAAGGCAGTAAATACCACTAAGCAGGAAGTTACTGTTGATAAAACTGCACCAAAAGCACCGGCAGTAGTTAACAAAAAGAAAAGCAACTATGTAGATCCATATAAAGGGATGTACGAAGATGAAGAAGGAGATATTAGAAATGCTAAAGGAGTTATGGTTGGTTTAGATGGACAGCCATTAAACTGGTTTGAAAGAAACTTCTCAGACCAAGGTGTTATACCACCTATGGATAAGAATGGTAGAAGAATGGCAAAACCTGGTTATGGTGCATCTACTGAAGATTGGAATGCATGGCATAATGCTAGATATGAAAACAAAAAAGCACAAGAAGCTCAAGAGCTTAGAGCAGCACAACTAAAAAGAAAACAGATAGAGGATACTTGGGGAACACCTAAGTATGGCCAATTCCAACTTTTCCAAGAAGGGGGTGTACAATCTCCAATGGAAGAAGGACAAGAAGGTGCTATGAGTAATCCTCAGGAAGAGCAAGGAGAGGTTCCACAACAAGCAGGTGGTGATCAAATGCAAGCTATAGCACAAGAAGTTGCAGGAATGTTACAACAAGGAGCAGACCCACAAGAAGTACTTCAACAATTAGTACAAGCAGGTATTCCAGAGGACCAAGCTATGCAAATCATACAAATGGTTATGGAGCAAATGCAAGGAAGTCAGCCACAAGCAACACCACAATTAGGTAGAGGCGGAGAGATGATGAAACGTGCTGATGGAAGCTACTCCAAGAGAGGCCTTTGGGATAACATTAGAGATAATGCAGGTTCTGGAAGAAAGCCAACTAAGGAGATGTTAGATCAAGAAGCTAAAATAAAAGCTAATAAAAAAGAAATGGGCGGTTATATGTATGCCGAAGGAGGTATAAACAACCCAGGCTTCAAAGCTTTGCCTGAACATGTACAGGACAAAATTATGTCTAACATGTATCAAGAGGGTGGATCACAAGAAGCCGGTTCTATGGAAGAGGTAATGAGTCAAGTAGGGGAAATGTTAAACCAAGGGGCTGACCCTCAAGAAGTTTTACAGATGCTTGTAGATTCAGGAATACCAGAACAAGAAGCTATTCAGATAATAGAAGCTGTAATGCAACAATCTGAACAAGCTCCACAAATGAGAGACGGTGGAATACCACAAAGGTATAAAACTATGGGCTTCAATAAAGTAGGGGCTAAAAAACAATCAACTCGACCAGGAAAAAAATGGATGGTCTTAGCTAAAAAAGGAGACCAGTATAAAGTAGTACACGGTGGAGATGATAGCATGAAGGATTTCTCTCAACATGGATCAGAAGATAGAAAAGAAAACTTCTGGAACAGAATGGGTGGAAGAGACTCAGCTAAAGCTAACGATCCTTTCAGTCCATTATACTGGCATAAGAAGTTTGGTACTTGGCAAGAAGGCGGAGAAATGATGGATGAACAAGTAGAGGGAGAAAATGAAGGTGCGGAAGGAGAAACTCCAAACCAAGAAGGTATAGAAAGCCAAGTTGAACAAGCTTTAAAACAAGGAGCTGACCCACAAGAAATCTTACAACAACTTGTACAAATGGGTATGCCAGAACAAGAGGCAATACAAATGATACAAGAGATCATGCAAGAAATTCAAAATGGGGAAACAGGCCAAGAAGCTCCAGAACAAGAGCAGCCAATGATGAAAGATGGTGGTGAATACTTAGAAGCCTTAAAAGGTAAAAAGATAAAAAACTACACTTATAATAAAAACACAGGAAACTATGATGTCGAAATCGAATAAAATATCAATACCTAAAGAGATTTTTGAAAACATTTTCTTTGCAGAAGGCGGTGAAAAAAAGGATTTGTTCAAGGCACTTACTGGAGAATACCAGTTTGCCTTGAGCGAAAAAAATCCTATAGGAGAACCAAATGCAGAGATAGAAGGTGGAGAATACCTTTTTGACTCTCAAGGGATAAGAAAGGCAGAAGGTAAGACCCATGAAAAAGGGGGTATGCCAGTTAAGCTAGAAGACGGTACAAAGATTCTTAGTGACCACCTTAAAATAGGTGCAGAGATTGCTAAAAAAGTAAACAAAGATTTAGGTATTCCAGCTAGAGCTACAGATACCTATGCAAAAGTATTAGATAGATACAACAGTACATCAGGATTAGACAGAGCAAATGCTAAGCTTGAAGACTTGATGGGTATGATGAAAGATCAAAAAACAAGAGTTAAAGATAAAAAAACCTCTAACTTGAATGTTGATTATATATCAAAGCAGTTGTATAGTGAGAATCAAAAGAAGAAACCTATGGAAAAAGAAAGGGAGAAACTTTTTGATATCATTTTTCAAATACAAGAAGAGAGCAAAAGAAAAGCTGAAGCCCCAGAATACAAAATGGAAGAGGGTGGAATAGTTTCTATAGCAAATAAATACGGTATAAGCGAAGAAAGAGCAGCAGAGTTGCTAGGTTTACCAAAATACCAAAATGGAGACTATGTAAAAGGGGATCTTAACCTTGATGGAGTAGTAGATGAAAAAGACAAGTACTATGACAGATACAAAGATCTTTATAACCAAAATAAAGAACTTATTGTAAACTCATCAGGTAGACAAGACTTTACTAAGGCACCAAGAACTGTAAATACACTACCTTATACTCCAAGAGAGGTAAGTACAAACCCTATCTGGAAAGGTACTAATTATACGAAAGCTTGGCAACCATTAGTTAGAACTAGTATGTCTGATCCAGACAAAGCGGCCAAGATTGATAAGTGGTTAACTGAAAACAAAGATAGCTACTCTCCTAATATACAAGCTCAATTAAAAGGTTTGACTGGCGAGGCTAGAATGAAAAGAATAGAGCAGTTAGCAACGGATGAAAAACCAGGACCTTTTCATAATGCTTTATTACAAGCAATGGTAGCAGTTAATGAAGAAGAAACTCCTAAAGAGACACCAGTTGAAGAAACTCCTAAAGAGGGGCCAGCAAAACTTGATTTAAACAAGGAGAATGAAATGGCTATTCTAGGATTACCTCAGAGGATTTACCAAACACCTACATTACAGCCATCATTAAAGGTAGCAACTAGGTTAAATAGAATAGAGCCTAACTACATATCTCCAACACAAAGTATAATGGAGACAGATAGAGCAGTAGTATCAGCAAATCAGAACATGGCAGGTATGTCAGATGCACAGAGAGCAGCAGCTAATATAGGTCTTATAGCAAACCAAGGTTCAGCAAATAACAAAGCTATAGTAGAGGCAAACAGGTTCAACAACCAAGCACAAAATACAGCAGATATCTATAACGCCAAGATTGGAGATACAGAACAGCTATACGAAAATCAGAATGCGTTAAACTACGAAGCTAGAACACTTAAAGGATTAGCTAATTATGAAAATGATTGGCAGAACCTTAGAAACACAAGGTTTAATGATCAATTAAATAATTTTAAGACAACGGAGATGTACAATTATAACAACGCTGCAAATCCACAAATACAGTTTAGAGGAGTTAACCGAGGATATGATGTAAACTATGATCCAGATTTTGGCAAAGTACATAAGCCAGAAACAGATAACTTAACTAAACCGTTTAGCTTAAGCGATGTAAGTGATGAAGTTATTGGACAAGAGTACATAAATAGAGCAGCTAAAATAGAAGCTGATAAAAAAGAAGCTGAGAAAAAAGCTAAAGAAACCAAACCTGCAAAAAAATTCGGAGGTAGGTTCAAAAAAAAATAATTTAATTAATTTGCACAAAACAAATAAAAGTTGTACTTTTGCATAAATTATAAAGATAAAAATGGCAAACGCATATTCAACACCTATAAATTACGGACAAACTATTCCTACAACTGACTTAGCTCAGTATGCAGGTGCCATACAGCGTGGTATGCAGCAAAAGTTTGATATAAACTTGGCTAAAATAGATGACCTTATTTCAAAAGTAGCCACTGTGCCTTTAGCAAGAGATAAAGATAAGAAGTACCTTGGGGAAAAACTCCAAGGTTTACTTTCTATGGTAGATGCTAACTCAAAAGTAGACTTATCAGATAATGTAGTAGCTAGACAAATATCATCTTATGTGGCTTCAGCTATTGACTCAAATGTTAGAGAGCAATTAGCTAATTCACAAAAGATATCATCTTACCAACAAACAGCAGCACAAAGAAAAAAAGACAAACCTGAGTTGTATAATGATGCAAACTATGCCTATGGTTTAGATAAATCAGGCTATGCAGCATATATGAAGGGGGATACAGACAGTCTTGGAAGCATGCAGTATATTGACTATCATGATATTGACACTAACCTTAATAAGAAGTTAGAGAGTTTTGCAAAAGAAAGAGGCTTTGAGAAAGTTATGGACTCTAGTGTAGAAGGCGGTTACATATACAAAACTGTAAAAGGTAAAGAGCTAACACAAGATGAAGTAAGTAATTTTTTCAACACTACAGTAGCATCAGATCCAAAATTGAAACAGCAGTTTATGATAAATGCTCATTATAATTACAGAGGATTATCAGACGATGCTATCATAAAAGACTATAAAGAAAAAGCAGATCCTATTTTTAAAGAGTTTGATACAAAAATTGGCGATATAGAAGGTAGACTTAAGAATGTAAATCCGGATGATAAAGCTACAGCAGATTACTTGCATAGACAAAAATCTGAATTGCAAAAGCAAAAAGATGATTTTAACTCTCAGCTAGATCCTAAAAATTTCAATAGGGACTCTTTCTTATATAGCCAGTACACAAATAGTCTTAAGAGTTCTTATATGAAGACTTATGCTTATTCAGCAGTTACTGACATAAAGTATGATGACTTTTTATTAGATATAGCAAAAGCAAAAGGTGAACTATCTGCAGATGGAACCCCTACAGGAACAGGTACAGATGCTTCAGGATTACCTGGAGGAACATTATTCCAGAGGGATATGGTAGCTACAAATAAAGATGAGCAACCAGACTACATGACAGATTTTAATAGCCAAAGAACAGGTTCTTGGAAAGAACTACAAGGTGTTATAAAATCACAACTTATAAAAGACGGAAAAGGCACAACAGCTACAGACATAACAAATTACTATTTAGGATTAAAGAAAGCCTCAAAAGAGGGTATAGACCTAAATGCACAAGGCTATAACTCAGAGCTACTTTCTGCTTATGGAAAAGTTGAAAATTTAAATAAAACAGCTTACCAACTAACAAAAGTAGCTAAGGAAAATTACGGTAAATCAACAAATGATATCTTAACAGGATTGTTTGGAGGTAAATCAAAAGACCTTTCTGTTGAAGGATTAGCAACTACAGCACCAGTAACAGCAGGATTACTTAAGAAATATAAAAGTGCATCTCAAATACCTAAAAAAGAAAAAGCTATAGCTTTATATGAAATAGCTAAGAACATTAAGGAAAATGTGCTTGATGAAGATAAAGATAAAGCAAATATGGACTTCTATCTTCAGGCATTAAAAAGAGAGAATAACATATCAGACAAAGAGCTAGAAAAAGTAAAACCTAAAGATACAGGTAGCGGATGGTCAGGTTTAGGTAACATGATAGTAGGTGCAGGACAAACTCTTTGGAACAGTACTGTAGCACCAGCATTATCAACATTGTCAAATTTTACAGACGCAACTGGGGAAGACTATATGAAAGCTGTAGAGGAAGATGATGCAGGTAGATCAAGAGGTGTAGATAAAGCAGCTTCTGGAGCTAAACAGTTTTGGGGGTCATTATCTAGATCTTTTACACAAGATGCAGATTTATCAGAAATTGAATCTGGGGATATAAAGCTTGGAAAGTATCAAGGTGTTACAGATTTAATAACAGACACTAAAGCTAGTGTAAGTTCTAGATTTGAACAAATACTTGCAAAAGGTAAAGCTAACCTACAAAAAGAATCTTCTATTGTACTTAGCCCAGCTAATAAGAGAGACAAACCTTACTTAGATGCAATAAACTCAGCAATCGTAGCACAAGGGGGAACTCCAGTACAAGATGGTTTTGTAAATATAAAATCTATAAAAGATGGAATTGCTACAATAAGCTATACTTCAGAGGATATGGTAGAAACAAAGTCAGGGGGTACAAAGAAACAAAATGTACCAGGAGTAGAAATACAAGTGCCTGTAAATAACTTACCACAGAATTTAATAAAGAACTTACAAACCTCTTTATCAGATTGGACTTATTCTGCTAGTAACCCTACTAAAATGGAAGTATCAATGGCTTACTCTCCACCTAGTAACTTAGAGTCTAGATATGAATTAGCACAAAAGTATGTACAGAATAATAGTGCATACATGTCACCAGAAGAAATAAAGAATATACAAATGACAGGCTTTTCTGCGATAAAAACAAAAGAAGAGTTGCAAAAAGAAGCCGATAAAAAATTACCTAGAGAGTACGCCTCAGATTTCAGCAGTAAATACCTAAACAGTAAATACTCAGTTAAGTGGGAAAGACCAGAAGGTGGTGGAGGTTTTGTAGGGTACTTAGTAAAAGACGGTACAAAAGTAGAACAAGTTCCACCATTAGGTACAGATTATAATCCTCATGTGTATAGTTTATATACTATGAAAGTAATTAATCAATATTTAGAAAACCAAATTACAGAGTATAGAAGAAACGCTATGTACTCAAATAATTAAAAAATTGCTATGCAAGAAGATAAATTATTAGATTTTAAAAACCAAGAGATTGGCTTTTTAGTAGAGGATATAAGAGATAAGAATAGAGAAAAAGCATTATCAGTAGTAGCACCTATTGATGATGCTTTAGCTAATCTTGGAGCAATGGGCAAGTTGCCAAAACAAGCTCCAGGAACTTCTTTAGATTCTATGATAGCCTCTGCTACAAACAAACCAAAAATGGTAGACTACTCAAACGTAAAGTATGAGGATGTTTATAGTAAATATAGTGATGGGACTTTTACTCCGAGATACGACCAGTACTCTACAGTAAACCTTGATCAGGAAGAGGTTGCAGCAAGCAGACAATCTTCTGGGGATATTTGGGCAAATGCATTACCTAAATTTACAGGTAAGCTATTGACAAATACTATAGGCCAATTAGGTGGAATCTTCTATGGCATAGGAGCAGCAGTTAATACAGGTAGTATGCAGTCTATATATGACAACTCCTTTATGGATGCAGTCAATGACGCAAATACCTTTATGGATAACAAGCTTCCAACATATAAATCAAAAGCAGACAGAGAAGCAACAGGATTAGATTATTTGACTAAGCAAACAACTTGGGCAGATGATTTCTTGAATGGTACAGCCTTTTTTGGAGGAGCTATATTATCTGAGGCTGCTATAGAGTGGGCTACAGGTGGTGCGGCATCAAGTACAGCATTAGCTAGATGGGGAGCTAAGTTAGAACAACTACCAGGATTTGCTAAGACTTTGAATGCAGCTAGAAAGGCTTCTAACCCTGCATCTAAAGCTTTTGCAACAGGTAAATTATCCACAGGACTAGCTACAAATTTAGGTAAGACAGGTGAATTACTTCATACAATAAGATTTACAGCAACAAGTGCCGGATACGAATCTGCATTTGAGGCTAATGCTTATATGAAAGAATCTGAAGCTAATTACTACAATTCTTTCCAAGAAGCTAATGGTAGAATGCCTACAGCAGAAGAAGAAATGGATTTCAGAAGAAACCTAAAGACATCTGCTGATGGATTATTTGGCTTCAATATGGCGATAGTTGGATCATCTAACTTAGCTATAATGGGAAAATGGTTTGACGTAAAAAGCCCCCTAACAGCACCAAGCAAATGGGCCAACTCTAAATTATTTGGGGTAGGTTACAAAAAAGTAGGTGATGAAGTAGTAGAGATAACAGGTAACAAACTTCAAAAAGCTTTAGGTAAAAGCTACGGCTTTGCTAAACCTATGTTTGTTGAAGGTGTCTGGGAAGAGGGTATGCAATCTGTTGGTACTAATACTGCCAGTAATTGGGTACAAGCTAAATACGATCCAAAATATACAAAAAATACATATGACTTAGTAGACTCTTTTTCAGACGGACTTGCCGAAACTTACGGTACAGCAGAAGGTTGGAAAGAGATACAAATGGGTATGCTTATTGGTTTATTAGGTGGAGCTGCAGGTAACAAGTACAGCACTGGGAAATTTAACCCAGAGTACTCACAAGCAGTAGCTAAAAATAAACTTACTGTAGATACCATGAATGCCTATTCTGGTAAAAGAGTTGCTGAAACTATGGCTTATGCAAACCGTGTACAAAGTGCAAACGAGGCATCAGAACAAGCACAAGCAGCAGGAGATTTTACAGGGTCAGAATTAGCAAGACAATCAGCAGCTTTAGCTCAATTAAACTTTGCATACAACCTTGACTACATGGATGATGCAATGGAGAATACTATAACATCTATCAGAAACATAGATAATCAGTCTTTGATGACTGAGTATGGTGTAGATGAGAAATCTGCAGAAGACATGAAAGCAAAAATGATCGAGGAGTACAAAGGTACTGCAGAATCATACAAAAAGAATAGAGACTTTGCTGAGTACTTCATAGGTAATAAATTATCTTCAGAAGAAAAAGCATTGTTACAAAAACATGATGTAAACTCTTTAAAAGAAGCTTTAGCTTACGAGCTTACATTAGGTGAAAAAGCAGATAAATTTTCTAAAGATATCTTACAAGCTATCAAAGAAAAAGTTGGTACAACAGTGGCAGGGCAAGAGGTTTCTGATGCTATGACTATAGATGATGTACTGACTAAAGCCGGAAAACAAACAAAAAAAGAAGGTGAAAGAAAAGTATCTGAAATAACAAAGCTTAAAGCAAAAGTTACAGCCTTAGAAGAAGAGTACAAAAAAGTACAAAACACTTTTTATAACTCAGTTTCAGAAGAAGAGAAAAAGACATTGCTAGGAAAACTAGACAGCATAACTTCTCAAAAGCAAGAGGCAGAAACTAAAAGAGCTGAATTAGCAAAAGAATACGAAGCATTGTTTACTGCTGCTAAAATGAAAAACCCTTTCAGTAAGGACGGATCTAGTATTGTTATAACAGCAGCAAAACTTGATGTTTTAAGAGAACAAGCAGGAAATGTTAAATCAATAATTTCAGAATACCAAAAAGCTAACCCACAAGAGTCAGCTCAGTTAGAGAAGTTAGTTGAAGAGTATGGTAGATCATTGGATGCATTCCAAAAGTATGCAGATTTAGCTAGACAAATAACTGACCCTAGCTTAGGGTTAAGAGGTAAAAGAAACTTTATTTCTGAGATAAAAAGAGACAAGTCTCCTAATGAAGTGACTGTTGAAATGCTTGAGACACTTTCTGGACGTATGGCACAAGCTACAGAGCAAGTAACTCAAGCCACAATAGAGGGTAATGAAAGAGTAAAATCGGCAGTAGAAGAAGCAGAAGCTAAGAAAAAAGGAGCTACTATAGATAAACCTACAGCAGAACAAAAGCTAAACAAAAAGCAGAAAGAGATTGATAAAGTAAACGAAGAGTATAACTCTGAACCAATAGGTTCAAAAGCTATAACAGATACTATATCAAAACTAGCAGAGGATAACTACCTATTTACACATGTTACAAGTGAGCAAGAAGCTAAGAACATATTAGCTAATGGGTTTACTGTAAGTTTAGGTAAAGGTATCTCTAGCACTCTTACACAGTTAGGCTTAGATGGTGCAATGGCCCAAATAGACAGCCTTATAAATGGGGAGATAGTACACAGAGATCTAAATAATGATAGTGTAGCTATTGTAGCTGTGCCTAAGTCGGCTATTGATGCCACAGAAGGTAACACTATTTCAGATAAATTTGAAAATTGGTTAGTAGAAAATAATCACATAAACGAAAAAGGTGATCTAGCTATACCTAAGGAATTAAATGCCGGGTATCTTAGTGAGAGAAGCAAATTTGTATTAAGCAATACAGAAGCTTCAGAAAAAGAAAAACAAGCTAAATTAGAGGCTATTGAGAAAAAGTATGAGCCTAAATCCAAAGAAGAGACAGTAGCTAAGCTTAGAGCTCAAGAGAAAAAAGAATTAGCAGAAGCTATCCCTAACATAAACGATTACAAAGTAAACGGGAAAGTAGACAAGGATAAGATAACTAATGCAGAAGATAAGGCTAAGTTTGAAGAGATCTATGCTAAATACGACAAGCTTATTACCCCTTTATTGGAGGAAGCTAAAAAGCCAGAAGTACAACAAGCAAAGAAATCAATAAGACAGACTGTTACAGACATGATCAAAAACAGTCCATATCTTTTAGAATACTATGGGCAAGATGCTGTTCCACAAACACCAACTTCTGATGAAATTGAAGAGTTTTATGAACTAGCAGCTAAAGCTATAGATGATCCTAAGATTGATACTGATCTTATTGCATTTAAGAACCCTTACAACTCTAAGAGATTTACTCCAACAACAAGACCATCTTTAACTAAGGCAGAGGTAATAAGATTACAAGAGCTTAATAATAAAATGGCAGATTGGCAATTATTAGAGGGAGTAGCAAATGACTCAGGGATATCTATAAAAGATATGTTGTTACAAGATATAGCAACTAATCAATTCGTAGAGCCTAAGATAAACAGTGAGCTTACAGAAACAGAGCTTATAAACATATCTGAAAGAGAGCCAAAAGAAACTGACGAAGGAGAGGGAATAAGAAATGAAGAGGTATTACAGGTATATCAAAACGTAGTTATAAAAAGAAACAAGTTTGGCACCACAATATCTCACTTAACACTTCCAGGATTGATTTCAAGAATGGATGTAGCTGATACCGTAGCTTATGTAGAAACAGAGGTTGTAGACAAAAAGGTAAAAACTGTACCTAATACAGCCAAAGATATCTCAGTTGCACAAGTAGCTGCTAACGTTAAGCCAGGGGCTAATTTTGTTGTAACATTTAAAGACGGAGCAACAGCTACAATAATTGTAGATAGAAGTGGAAGCTTAGTTATAAAGAAAGAGTCAGAAGTAAACAAAGTACTAGAAGAATCTGGTATGAGCTATATAGAGAACTCTTTTACAAAAGACTCAGGTTTCTCTCCGGTATACAGTAATGACACTGGTGAGATGATGCTTACAGATTTTAAAGACTCTAGCGAATACTCTCCTATGGAACTTTACAATATGGTTCCAGGAGATACAGTGACTTTCACACTTGATTTAACTAATGACTACAATCAAAAGATAATTCAAGATTATATGGATGCTGTACAAGAGTTTTCAGATAAAGGCGGATTACCAGAAGTTGATGGAAAGATATCTCCAGAACTACTTAAGATAGAAAAAGACCTAGCTGATCAATTAAAGATCAATGTAACGGACATCAAAGGTAGAAAACTTGGAGACTTGAAGGCTAACTATGACACAAACAATAGTCCAGAGTTTTTATTACTTAGAGAAGAAGCTTTAAATATTGTTAAGAGTAAAGGTGCAGGTACCATAGTAGATATAGATTTACAACTATCAAAAGAGAGTTTTGTAAAACATGTTTTCTTAGGTATGCCTAACTTTAACATAGAAGAAGGAGCTATAAAATACTTTGAAATATCACCTAAAGCTGTTGTTGACTACGGATACGTACAGGATGGTAAAGTGGTACTAAAAGGCAACACTAAGAATGTAAGACAAGACTATGTGAAAAACTCGCTTAAGAAAGAAGGTTTGCCAGTAGTTGTGTTCAGTCAAGGTAAGTATCTTGTTGCTTTCCCTATGCAGTTGAAAGAAACGGCATCAAATATGGGGGATGTAGCAGCCGACAATTTAGCATCAGCTAAAAATTTAGGAGTTGGAGTGTTAGAGTTTAACAAGACTTTAGCAGAAAATGGATTATCACCAGCTACATACAATTTGTATTACTTAAGTGGAGACAACCAAAGCTTATCAGATATGAATGGAAAAGCTTCTGAAAGTTTACTCAAAGCCATAGATGACCTAAACAAGGTAAAACAAACAGTAGATGTATCTACATGGATGTTACCAGAGCATAGCAAAGAGAACTTAGTAAATGAGGCATCTTTAGCTATAGACATTGAAAATAACCCCCTATCTTCACCTAAGCCAATAATAAACTTAGATAGAATGGTAGATTTTACTAGAGATTGGTACTCTGAGTTACAAGCTACAGGGTCACTATCAGATGAAAAAGCTGCTGAAATAGCTAATAAGATCTTAAACAGAGAACCTATTACAGTTAAAGAGAACGAAGCATCTGATCATCCATTAGTACAAGAGTATATTGATGAGCAGTTAAGCCTAAATCAAGATCAGCAATCTGATATAGATGACGCTAAGAACGAAGAATGTTAATAAAAAAAGTTAACAAATTTGGTTTTTACAAAAAAAAGTACTAATTTTGCATAAAAATAAACTAAGAAGAATGAGCTTAAAGTGTAGAATTTATAAAGATGAAAATGGGGAGATTGATTTTGTTGAAACTGCCAATGGTAGTAGAAGTAAATTATTTGATACATTAGTAGATATAACAGGCGGTAATAAAAACACCGCCTTAAATCTTTATGCCTTGACAGAAGTTGAGGATTTTAAAGACATTGCAGCGGCCAAAGTAAACTCTATTAAGAATAGAGTAAAAGGTTTAGCAAAAAAAGACAGTTTATCTAATAGTGTTATAGCTCAATATAATAAACTAGAAGACGGATCCACTCCAAAAGACATTACAGCTAATATAATAGAGAAACTATCTAACACAGGTTTATCTAATAGTGTTGCAATGCTTAACGGGGCACAAATTGCAAGCAAACTAAGAGAGTTTGGTAGAGAGAATGTATCAGAGAATACTGCAGGGTTTGTACACAAAGGAAATGTGTATTTAAACTCAGATATTATGGACTTAGATACACCTATCCATGAGTTTGGCCATATCTATTTAGACTGGTTAAAAACTAATAAGCCTGAACTTTACGAGGCAGGGGCAGCTTTAGTAATTAAGAATAAACAAGAGGCTAAGTCTTATGTAAACTATGTTAAACAAAATCAACCTAATCTAGTAGAGGGTACTGAGGAGTTTAACAATGAGGTGCTTTCACAAGTTATAGGGGACCAAGGAGCAAAGCTTATCAACTCTAAAGTTAGAGGTAGCTTAAAACAATGGTTAAACGATTTATTTGAGGCTATCAAAAATGTACTAGGGCTTTCAGACTATACAGCTAAACAGATTTCTTCTATGACATTAGGAGAGTTTGGTAAAGCTGCTGCTACAGACCTATTAACAAAGAAGTTTGAAGGAAGCAGAGACTTTACAGACTCAGACAGCATTATGCTATCTGTACTTTCTGACTATAGAGACAATACTAGATTTAAGTTCTCAGATCTTATTTATCCAGACGTTGTTTTTAAAGATGTATCTAGCAAAGCAGAAACAAAAGTAGCAGTAGATTTCTACAAAAAGATTGTTAGTAAATTCAACAAAACTTTCGACAGAGATTTAAAACTAACCTCATCGAATACAGCAGAAGACTTCACAGTAACAGTTGAGTATGAAACAGGGCTTAAACCAAAGTACTTTGCATACCCAACAGCGACTATGGGAGAGCATGCTACAGTGGATAACATAGACAAAAATGTACCTTTAACAAGTCTTAGACATGAATTGATACATGAGATGCTTGTTAAGAATATTACAGATAAGTTTGAAAGAATAAACAACCTTGATAATAGTGCTAACATAGTATCTATAGAGGAGGTACAAAGAAATAGAGCATACAACTACACATTAGAAGATGTGTTCTTTGAAAGAGTTGTAGAGAATGTAGAGAGAAACCCGGACAACAAAGATACTTTTGAAGTTTCTACTTTTGGTACAGACATCATAAACAGAGTTAAGAAAGAATTAGAAGGGGCTGAGATCACAAAAGACAATGTGATAAGCACTTTAGAAGAACTTTTTGATGGAAGTAACCCATGGTTAAAGTCTACAGTACTTGATATTTTTGAGAATAAAGTAGACTATTCTGTAGAGGACCTTTCTCAACTAAACGAAGAAGTAGGAATAATGTTCAAACAAAGGTTTGATCTTTCTAGAGATATCTTTAGTAAAGAACTACAAAGTAAAATATTTGACTTTGCTACTTTTTTCAACGAAGAGTATTCAGGGGTTCTTACTAGATTGAATAAAATAGAAAAAAGAAATAAACTTACTAGGGTAGTTCCTGGTAATACATTATTTGTAGAGAGTTTGCCGGCTGCTACAACTATAGCAAATGCTTACAAGAGGGATATGGGGATACCTTTATCAGAGACTCGTAAGATAGAAATGCTAGACATAGACAACAGCAAAAAAATAGCTCAAGAATTTGAGAGCATGGTAGACGAAAGAGGTAACCTAAGCTCTGAAACAAAAGAGGCTTACGATGCTTTAATAACAGAAACTTTAGCACAGTATGAAAAGATACTAGACTATGGTTATGTTATGGAGATCAATAATGATGAGCCCTATTCAAGTTCTAAAGAGATGATAGAAGACCTACGTGATAACAAACGTATGAAAGTATTTTCTACAGAGTCAGGATTTGGAGTAGGGGGAATAACAGCTGCTGAAAAAGCAAGTGACCCTAGACTTGAAACTACAAAGTTTACAGATGTAAATGGATACCCTTTATTATTTAATGACGTATTCAGATTTGTACATGACTTTTTTGGACACGCTAAATTAGGAAATGGATTTGGTGCGATAGGTGAAGAGAATGCTTGGAATGTACATTACGAGATGTACTCTCCAAAAGCTAAGAGAGCGATGACAACTGAGACAAGAGGTCAAAATTCTTGGGTTAATTTCTCAGGAGTTAATGATGAAGCTTTTGCTCTTAGAGATCAAGCTAGAAAGCTTAGAAAAGAGGGTAAATTGGAAGAAGCAAATGCTATCACTAGTCAAGTATACGATATGATGAAGTTTGCAGATCAAAAGCTAGGTCTTATGCCTATGTGGGTATCAAAAGCAAACTACACATCTCTAGAAGATAGAAGATCAATAGAAGTTGATGGAAGCAAGATATTCTTCAGAAACCAAATCAACCCTATAACAGGGGAAGCTACAGGTAAAGTAGAGATGGAGTTGATAGAGACACCAGTAGAGCTAAGAGGCCAAGGTAAAGCAAGAGAGACGTTCAAAACAGCTTTAAGATATACAGACTCTTTAGGAAAAGATACAGTCTTAACAATAGCAAGTAGAGATAAATTTACTACAGATGCCGGACTAGAGAGATTCTATTCATCATTAGGTTACTCTAAGACATCGGACTTTGAAATGGAGAGAAAGGCTAAGCCAGTTCTTCCTGCAAGCTATGATGATAATGGAGAGCCTGGAGTTAAGGATTTGATGGAGTACATAAACTCTACTAGCACATCTGAAAAGTTATCAATAGAAGATCAAATTGTTTCAAGAAATGTAGCATTATCTATGGGGGCAAAATCTTCTGATGAACTTATTTCAAACCTAGAGAAAGCTATACTAAAAAATGGAATGTTTGTTTTTGATAAAGGATCTCTTCAAAAAAGTGGAGTGTTTAATAAGTATGAAGCTACTAAAATAGCAAACTCATTGCCTTTACAAAGAAGCATAAAAAATGCATTTTTACAATTAAAAAATACAGAGCCTTTTACACTAGAGTACGATGAAAATTTTATCACTACTATAGGTTCACAACTTAATATTTTTGGTAAGCAGGAAGCTATGAACCCGTTTGTAGCAGAAGCAGAATTAGCTACAGATATTGCAGGAATTAGCGAGGAAGAAGTTGCAGATTACTTACTACCAGAACTTGGAGAGAAGTACTTAAGCAACCCAAAATTCAAAGAGGCTGTAAACAATATAGCTCTGAATAACAAGCTTACAAATGTAAAGGTAGTAAAAGACGGATTGCTAGAGGACAAAACAGTAGAAATAGAAGAGACTATAGCTAACACATTAATAGACACTGAGAACCAGGAATTAGCCGAAAATATAAGGTTTATAAATGAGGATATTTCAGAAGAAGTTTGGGACGAAAATCCAAACCTAGTTGTAAGAGTCTTGGAGGCTATAAAGAAAGATGCTATTAATAGTGGTATAGACTTAAAGGATATTTCAACCAGAGTTCTTAGCAATAGTAGAGAGGACATTTTATATTTATTAGAAACTGTTGAAAACCTATTACAAGATGGTTTAACAGAACCTAACGTAAGAGAGTTCTCAGTAGCTTATAAAAAGTTCTTTGAGTTAGATACTATAGAGACCCAAGTAATAAAGACAGACAGTGAATTTGATGTAGTAGTTGAGGCGAATATGTCTGAGTACGAATTATTCAAAAACTTTGGTTTAGTTAAAAAGCAGGGGGATATCTACAGACAGACAGAAGAGCAATCACTAGAAGATCTATACGAAGCAATTCTTGAATATCCAGAGGTAATACCATCAGATATCACAACAGTAGAAGATCTGAAATCTTTTGTAGAAAAAGATATTACAAACTTAGAAGTTTCTGACTATGAAGTAGATCCAGATATGTTAGCTAAGATGTACTTATACAAAAGGTATTTTGGATTCCCTATTAAAGCTAGGGAGATACAGGTTTCTACAGAAGGCTTAAACAAAGTTACATCTAGCCCTGAGTACTTAGTTACAGAATTTGTAAAAGAGTTCAACAAGTGGGTCCTAGAGACAGAGAATAAGTACTTCAAGGTAACAGAAAAAGGTATAGAGTTAACAGAAAAAGACCCTTTATCAAAAGAGGAGGCTATCTTAACTGTACCAGAAGAGTTCTTGAAAGATCTCTCAGAGTATGATGCATTATCAAAAAACCTTAATTTAGGTATAGAGTCAAAAGAACTAGTTTTTGAAGACTACGATAGTCAATCACAACAAAGAGACTTCTTTGCTAATAACCCAAGCCTTGCTAAAAAGTTATCAGGAGATTACTTATACATAGAAGACGGTGTACTAGCTGCTAAGAATGAAACTGAGACTTTTGTAAGAACACCACAGGGGGTTTTTGAAATGATATACGAAGCAGGGAACGTTAAGTTTTACAACAAACTGCCATCTATGGATGCAAATTTTAAATTGATCGGTTTAGAAAAACCTTTATCGGATGTCAATTTTAATAAGTATCAGTATCTAGAGAATTCACCAAGTGAGTTTAAGGTGGCTAAAAACTACTATACTAAACAAGAGTTGAAACAAATAGACGATGAATATTTCAACTGTCAATAATAAGAAAAGGCTGCTGAAAAGTAGCCTTAACTTTTTTAATGTATTTGGATATCACAAATAAAAACCTTAATTTTGCATTATAATAATAAAAAATATGAGCTGTACGATTAAATATAATGAGAATGGTAGTATAAAAAACGTTCTTGACCTAGAAGGTAACGAAAGTAGACTATTCAAGCAGATAGCTAGACTACCACATGTTGGAGGTTTAGAAGAAGCTTTGTCTATTTTTAAGAATGTTTATTCAGAAAAAATAAATGAGCAAAATCCTATCTCTTTCTTATCAGATAAAGGAGCCAAATTAGAGTCTTTCAAAGAGGCTTTAGCTGACTCTTCCGGAGGAAATATAGAAATAGGTATAGATACAGATGCAGGTTTCAAAACCTTATTATCTGTGTCATCTAACACAAACCCAGCAACTTACGAAGGGTTCATAAACAACTTGATAAAAAGCGATATTTTATCAGATGAAAAGATTATTGAAGACGGGCTGACTTACCACAAGGCAGCAGGTAACCATGCACCGTTACAAATAGCGAATGAGCAGATTATAAAAGAGGAGGCCAAAACCAATCTAAATAGAAAAAACTTTAAGATCTATAAAGACGGTAGAATTGAACTTATCAACAAGAAGAATACCATAGAAGTAAATGGTAAAGACATGCCTGTTGAAGAGTTGAGAACTATGTCTTTGAGAGAGTTAGAAAAATCTATGAGTAAAGAGGATGCTTTGGAGCTGATTATCAACAATGCAGTCTCTGAGGCACTACCTTCTGGAGTAAGTTCAGAAACTATGACAGCTACAGAAGAAGCTCTTAAACTTAACTTATTGGATTTACTAAACGGTATGGGAGTTAAAGTAACTTCTATCGCTAGCTACGTTAGTAACTACAACACAAGAAACGGTGTAGATCCATCGGCCAGAGCCCTTTTAGATGTAGCTGAACAAGTTATAGCTTTTAAGGACGGTCTTATTTCTATAGACTCTCTTACAGAAGAGACTTCACACTTTATTGTAGAGACTTGGGATGATGCAGAAATTGAAAACTTACTAAGAAATATACACAAAACTAGTTCTTATGTAGAGTTCTCTCAATCATACAGAGAGTTATACACAAGAGAAAATCCAGGTATGTCTGCTGAACAAGTAGAGAACTTGGTTAGAAGAGAGCTATTAGGTAAGGAATTAGCAAAAGCTATACAAGAAAGATTTAATACAGAGGGTAAAACAGAAACCCAAAAAAGCATAGTAGGAAGACTTTTTGAATTATTAAGAAAGTTTTTTGACTCAGTGGTTGCAAACGATACATTCTATTCAGACTTAGAGGCATTAACATTGAAAGTGGAGGACTTGCTGTTAACAAAGGATGTGAATAAGTATTTGAACTTAGATAAAGCTAAGACTAAGACTTTTAGAATGTATCAGCAACAAGCTAGTGGTAATGTAGTTATAGATACCAAAAATGCTATTGTTAAGAAATTAGTAAAGTCTTTATTAGAACAAGAAAAAAGTCTTAGAAAAGCAGGTAGAGGATCTAGTGCAGGTATTCAAATGTTAAATGAGACTCTAGAAAAAGCTATTACAAAAAGCTCAATACTAGACCTTGTAGCCTTGGCAAAAAGACAAGCAGACTACGTTTCAACGGCTATCGAAACTTCAAAAAAGAGAGGGGAAACTTTATCAAATGAAGAAGGTATAGTACTTAAAGGTTTGACAGAACAAATTGTACCTATTTTATCTAGGTTATCAGCTTTAGCTAAAGAGGATACAGATTTGGCAGACATCTTAACAGACATTGAAGCAGTAAGCACAAAAGTTTTAGCTGTAACCGGAGCCGCTAAGAATGTACAGAATGATGTACTTGATAGAATTATAGACCGTTTAATGGTTAGACATAGATTAGACGAAGATGTAAGGGATAAATTAAAAGATGCAGTACTTGTTGCTACAAGAGATACACAAATGTTGTATGCTGTTTTTGGTCAAATTACCCACGCACACGATCCATTACTAAACATATTAGGTAGTGTTATTGCTGATATGACACTTGATGCAGAACACAGTTATTTAAAAAGAGCTAAGGAGTTTCAAGCAAAAATACGTGAGCTTGGTTTTACAGAGTCTGACTTGCCTAAACTTATGGACAAAGATGGTTACATCCTGAGTGCATACGATTTTACAGCTTTTGAAGAGGATGTATTGAACTTAAAACTAGAGGCTTATAAAAAGTATTCTGGTACAACTATGTCTGATGAGGCTATTAAGAAAGGTATAAAAGAATACAACTTACCAAAAATTGAAGATGAAGATGCAGAAAAAGCTTATACAAAAGAAGTTAATGATGCAGTTAATTCTAAGATAGAAAGAAGCTTTACTGAGGAATACTACCAAGGAAGAGAAGATAAATACAATAGATTAGGTATAAGTGAGGCTACAAAAACACACCTTAAATTATTGTCTGTAGACTTAGGTAGCCTTATGTCTAGAGTAAAGAATGAAAAAGGATTACCTAGATATACAGCTCAAAATAAATATGAGTTAGATGCAATAAACTTGAAAAGAAAGGCCTTAAAGTCTTTACATGATAGTTTGGGGGATCTAAAAACTGGTATAAGACCGGTAGACTCACCATCAAGTACTTCAATAGAAGTGAATGGATCATATTTTGAACTTAGACCTAATGCAAACGAAGAGTCTAGAATAGCTTTTGAACTAAACAAATTAGATCAAGCGTTCTTAGCTGAGAAGCAAGAAGAGGCACGACAAGCAGGAGGCCAAAAAATAGATGTAGAGAAACTTGCACCTAAATTTTTGGAAGAGTTAAACAGAATTGAAAAAGAAGAGGGAAGAGAAGCAGCAGTAGAATTCTTTACATTGAATTCAAGCATAGGTTTTTCTAACGACTTCTGGAACAACTTTGATAACTCTGAAAGTATGATGACTTTCTTAGACTCATACAGTCAAAGACCAGATGCAGAAGAAGTTTGGTCTGATAAAATAAAAGCATACAAAGAGTTTCTAGATAACAGAAAAGCTATATTAAAGCAATACCAAGACTCTAGAAACTATACTAACACTATGGCTGAAGAGATGTCTGATCAACAAAGAGCCAAGGTTATTGAGTTGTCAGAAGACATAGACAGAATATCTTCAGAGCTTTACACAATATTCAAGAATAATGTAGAGCAGGATTCAGAAAGAACGGTAATAGCAGAGTCTACACCAAACCAAGCTTACTATCAAGCTCTAGAAGATGGTAGAATTACAAAGCCAGAGGCTAAGTATGAGTTTGCATTGAAAAACATGACTGTAGACAACATTAAGAAAGCTAGACAATTTGCAGATGCTTTAGATGATGCAGTTAGAGGAAGAAGGGTATCTGAGAGTCATAGAAACTTAATACTAAGAACAGTAGGTATTAATGACCTATCTGAGTTGAATGAAGATGACATAATAACAGCAAAATTAAAGTATGCAGAGTCTAAATTGGCACCTTACTATAAGTCTTTTGCACCTCTTGGATTAGAGAGCTTTTACAACTCTTTGAAAAATGGTACACAAGATGTCTCTACTTTAGTTAAACAACTAAATGAAAGAACAGACATAAAAGTAAGTAACAATTTTTCTTACTACGAGATGGGGGAGATTAAATTCAAAAACCCTAACTATAAAGAAGATTTCGAGGGTGGTTCTAAGCAACCAAAACTTGATCAATATCTTAACAAAGAGTTTGTAAGATTGTTCAACCCTATCCTAGATAGCAATAACAATCCTATCTTAGATAGCAATGGTAAAATACAAGCTACTAGCAACCAGAAATTATTTGCTTTGTACGATGAGTACATAGAGTTTCAAAAAGAGAGTTTAAGATCTTACGGTGAATTAGGGACACACAATTTATACCTAGCTCCACAAGTATCGAAAACTAGTCTTGAAAAAACTAACGATTTGCTGAAAGGTAAAAAAGGTACGATAAAAGAATGGTGGAGAGATATTGTTAGATTTAGAGTAGACGAACAAGCCTTTGGAGAGGAGTTGGATGGGGAAGCATTAGCAAAGACTGCTGATATGAGAATCGTACCAAAGTACTTCTTAAAGAAACTAGAAGAGCCTACAGATGTATCTACGGATCTTTTTTACAGTTCTATGTTACTAGCTCAACAATCACAATTATATAAGGCTAGAAAAGAGAGATACTCTGAGTTTGCTACCCTTAATGATTTAGCTTTAAACAGAGCTTATCCTGAAGGTAAAGCAGCTACATCTACAAATACTTACAAGATGTTTCAATCTTACTACGACCATAATTTATTTGGGGTAAAAGAAAAGAGAAACTGGCGAGTAAATGTACCAGTACTAGGACAGATAGATGTAACAAAAGTTGTGAATGTATTACACGGATGGATCCGAAATAACTCTTTGGCATTGAACTTTGTTGTACCAGTTACTTCATGGGCTACAGCTGAAGCCTCTCTTCTTATAGAGAAGTATGTAGGACAGTACGTAGATAAAAATTCAGTTAGCTTAGCAGGGAAAGAGTTTTTAAAAATATCTTACCCGGCCATAAAAGAGAACTTAGAGATTGATTCTAAATCAAGGCTTTCTATGTTGGGAGAACACTTCAACATATTTGAACTGAGCAATAGATTTGAAAACTCTATGTATGCAAAAGCACCAAGAGTACTTGCAAAATCCATGTATATTTTACATACCGCAGGTAACTTTGTGCCACTATCAAAAGCAATGTTGTCACAGTTATATGGTCACAGAGTATATGAGGGAGGATTAGCAGATTTCAAACAGTTTGAAAAGTTGTACAAAAGGTCTAACCCATCTGCTACTATAAAGGATGTAAAAAATCAATGGGAGCTTCTTGCTGATAAATCTTTTTATAACTACTTAATAACAGATGAGGCTTCAGTGTCTTATGATTATGACAGATTAGCAGAAGATATGAATAGAGTTAACGATGACAAGTTCAAAGAAGACTTTAGAAACATGGAGTTAGGAGTAGCTAATAAACTTAAGAAAGTTGTAGAGAGAATAGATGGTATGATTACCAACGAAGAAAGAACGAGTATGCAAAGAGACGTTCTTGGAAGATTTGCAATGACACATAAAGGTTGGTTAGCAATTTCTGCAGCAAACAGGTTTAAAAGAAGACACTTAAATCTACAGACAGGACAAATGGAAGAGGGTACTTACTACTCTTTATATAATTTTGTTGTAGAGAACTTCAACAACGGTTTGAAAAAAGGTGGTATGAAAGCCGCTTTAGCTGAGTTAAAGGATCAGTACGTTAATGGAGACGAAGTACAAAGAGAAAATATTAGAAGAATCCTTGTTGACTTTAACTTCCTTACATTATTGTTCTTGCTAACATTAGGGTTAGGGCACTGGGCAGATGATGAAGAAGATATGTGGGCAGCTCAATTCTCAGCTTATATGTTAGAGAGGGTTACCACAGAGACATCTTCTACTCAACTAGGTGTTTTTGGAGAGTTTTATGCTTCTGTAAAAGAACCTCTAGTAGGGGTTCAAAAGTTAGAGAACTTATTTAAGGTTACTCAAGCATTTGATACAGACGTAGTAAAAAGTGGTAGATTTTCAGGGATGACAAATCAACAAGTTTATTTCTTAAAGAATGTTGTTGGAGCAAAACCTACATTTGATATCTGGAACGCAGGTAATTTGAACTCTTTGAGAGAGACATACGATTACTTTAATAAAGATGAAGCTCTTATACCAGTGGCTTACCTTATAGATGAAGATGATCTTAAGCCAGGTGGATGGGCAGCAGAATATTAAGCATTAAAAAACCCTACTAGATTAATTTCTGGTAGGGTTTGTTTTTACAATAAACTAAAATAAATGTGTTAGTCTGGCAATCTGGCCATGCAATGGGTGATGAATGTAACCTTCAATCGCCTTAGGGGCATGTTGATATTGGTTTCTGTGATGCCATGAATCTGTCCCTGAAGGACTTCTTAAAGCCTCTACACATACGCTCATATAATCTTTACTGATCTTGTGATGAAAGTGGTGGATATAAATATATCTATGTTTACAAGAACCCCAATCCGGACTTTCGTGAGCCATAGTTAATGGAAGATTATCCATTTTACCACCATCTCCATGCGTTGTACCGATTAAGTTAGATCCGTATCTATAATACTTTCTGTGAGCGATAGAACAATCAAAAGTAATATTCTTACAGTCTTTGAAGTAAGTTTGGATAACATCAGCCAAAAAGAACCCATGAGTATAATCATGGTTACTAGGGTTGAATACAAAATGTACATCTGCAACTTTAATAAGCCTAGTCAAGATCTCAATATAAAGTTCTTTTGCAATTAAAAAGTTGGTATACCACATACCATCAGTATCTTGATCAGTACCTGAAGTAGTGGTTCTCTTAGGTGTGTCAATATGCAAAATATCATTACCTCCAACAAACAAAATCTTATCAATCCTAAAACCCTTGGCTTTATTAAGAAGACCTTCAACACCTTCACGAACTCTTTGTACTGCAATCTGGTTATCATAATCTTCCCCTGTTTCAAAGCTTGTAGCTAATTTTCCAATATGAACATCTGCAGGATCTATTACAAATAAATGCTCATCATCTAATTTTACATCATCTGTATCAACTCTACGTATTGTTTTAGGTTTGTTAGGAATATTTGCGATATCCTCTAATAATTTTTTGTGGAATGCTTCTGCATACCCTCCATCAACTTGGTTAGATGCTATATTATAATAGGCACCTTTACCAGTATGAGTTACTAACTTATAAGTACGCACATCTTCAAAAGGAATACCGTAGAAACTACAGTACTCTTTTATGTTCATTATTGTGCCATCAGGCTTCAAGGCAGAAAGAGAAGATACTTTTTCATACTGATTTGTTTCTGTGTCTGTATTGTTCTCTAAGTCATCGTCCTCTGGAGCACGCTCAGATTTTAATATGTACGAGTTTGCTTTTTTACGAAAGCTCTCATCATATATAATACCCACTTCTTCACAATAAGCTTTTGCAGCTAATGTTTTACTTTGTTCTTGCTCGTAAAGCTCTTGTAATCTTTTTTTGTTAATTTCCATTCTTTTTAATTTCTGTTATACTTATTCTTTTTACAAAATTACTACTAATATTTGGTTTTTCCAAACAAATTAAATTTATTGGCACCGAATTACATAAAAGGGCATACTTCTTTTTGTATGTTAAATAATCTTTTCTATAAAAATCTTTCTTATTCATTTTTTAAATATAGTGGGCTTTGCATACCCTTTATTAACATCTCTTTAGCAGTCATTTTATAACCTCTTGTGTTTTTTTGCAGGTAATTATTATCTTCAATCAGAGAGAATAATAAATCTTCTGCCTCTTCTTGTGACATATAACCACTTGCAACGTAACCTCCTGCACATAATGCTGTAGATCTTACGATATAGTGTCCAGAGTCCACAATCTTTTCCATTGATCTAGTAAGAATAGTTCTGACAGTGTTTCTATCTTTTTCACTAACATTGTCTAAAACTTCTATCTCACCAACATGTGGTTTGAACTCGTCAATCTTTAATCCTCTTTTGGTCCAAGTCTCAGCATTATCTCTGTAAAGGAGATCTGGATCTATTGAAAGGAACAAAGGTAAAATACAGTTTTGTGTAGAGGGGTCAAAACCTTCATACTTTTCTAAGTAGTAACCCATACCATAGAAGTAACTCTTAAATTCATCTGTAGTCTTACAGACAGGGATCTTAACAATAAACTTACATCCTTTTTTACTAGGAGACAAATAAGCTGCTATAATACTAGGTACAGCATCAAATAAAAACTGTTTGAAAGCAGGGGCATCTTGTAACTTATCAAAGTCAAGAACCATAAGTCCTGTAAACCCTGTAATGTTATCATATTTTCTCCCGGCTCCATTTGTTTTTACACATGGTGTAAAGTAGTATAGTTTAGACTTAAGTTTGTCTTTTAACTCCATATTACCTGCTGCCGAAGCATCTGATATCTGAGAGAATATGCCACTAATACTAGGACTAGGGGATTTATTTGCTCTCAAAAACTGCTCAAAAGTAACAGTACCTAGGGGCTCAGGTATCTTAACATCTGCAGGATAGTAAAAAAAGGATATATCGTTCATTATTTTATTTATTTCTTATGTTTCTTACCTTATGGTAATAACTATTTTTATTTGTAAGTGATAAATATTTTATCTCACCATCTTCATCTAAATCATCACTCCGTACTGCTTCAACTTCAACCCATTTATCAGTCATATAATAGTTAGCTTCTAGCAATACTCTTCTCTCAGGGGTATACAACCATTTTACATAGTTCCATTCATCATTATCAAACTCCCAACCTGCCTTACCGTGCTCATCTTGGTACTCTTGTATTTCTCTAGCTGTACGGTGCTTAAAATTATCATTAAGCAATGGCTCAAGCCTTACAAGCTCTTCACAAACAGATCCAACTACATAAGTAGCTCTACCTAATGCGTATCTAAAGGCACAAGCTAGTAAAATTTCATGATTAAGCGATACTGAGGGTACGATTTCTACGTACTTTCTACCTACTTTTTTATATGATACTTCCATAACTTTTAAGTTCTTTACGATATTGAATTTCTTTTCTGATCAAGGTTAGGTGTGAATTCTCTGTACCCTCTGGGTAGTAGTCTAAAACAGCTTGTAGCCACTCATCATTCATGTCACACAGTTTGGTCCAAGTCAAAGGCTCTTTACCATCTACACCACGACCACCTCTAGAAGCATATCTACGAACAAACTTAAAGTCATCAGTATCAAAAACTGTAAAGGTATCAACCTTTGCTAGATCCTTGCCTCCAAATCTTATGTAAGCGTTACCTCCATCAATCATTGTCTCATTAGGACAACTACATGTTTTGTAATCATGTCTATGTTGACTTACTAAAACCTCTCCACATTCTAGACAAGTGGCTTGGCTATGAACTATTGTTTTACTATTCTCCATATCTTACATCTAGTTCTTCGTTATAAATTTTCATAAACTCCTCTTTCTTACCAAACCAGTTATTTTCTTCTAGTAAGTCGTACCATCTATCAAAAGTACGATATGCTAGCTTTAGATCTTCCGTATATGTTTCTGGGTATTGGCAATTAATATTATAGGGGTCACAGTTTTTAGGACTACAACACCCAGACTCCCCACATCCGGAACATACTGGACAATAAGGGCTGTAATTCTCATTTTCTTCTTCCTCTAGCATGTAGCTTTGGATTAACGATTCTTCTTCTGTCATCTTAGATAATTTTATAAAGTTTATACTCTGAATTTTTGGTTTTGAAATGAACCATAGTTTCTGTTTTTTCGATTACTTTTTTAACCTCTGTTGTTTGCCAAGTAAAGAAAGCGTTAAAAGGACTCATCAATAAACTCCTACCTCTTCTAGGATTTTTGTAATGTTTTTTAAACTTACCTTGCTCATCAAATTCAAGCCACTTGATATCTTTGGACTCTTTCATAAGCCCATCTTCTTGCCTAGTTAATCTATAATACATCTTTCTTAAATTTAGGACTGCAACCCATCAATATTGTGTTACGAATCATACGTTGTTTTAATTTAGTAATCCTACGACCTTTCAAATGACTATCCAATATCTTTTCAAAGTTAGACTCTTCAATCTCATAGTCCATAAAAGCAATATACTTTCTACCACTACTATCTATAGGAGCCTCTTCTACCAACTTATTAAAATCTGCACTTGGGGTAGACTCTTTATAAAGGCCTATATAAATATCCCAAATTATTTTCTCCTCTTTTTTTGTGGCTAACATTACCCTTCAATTTTTTCAAGAACTTCTGTATGTATATCATCCATCTGAAAATCTTGAAGTAAATTAATAATAGAAACACCTTCTACAAATACATCATATATCTCAAACTCTGATGCACTTCCTGGGTAACCACCCATATCTGAATCATACATAACCTGAGGTTCCCCAGGATAATAAGTACCTTCAACTTCCATGTCTATACCTAAGTATATAATTTTTTCTGTTGTCATAATCTTTATGTTTTAAATTTCTTCTGCAAAGTTAAGTATAATTTTATTACCGTGCAAGAAATTATTCAATTATTTTTATCTTGGCCCCAATTTTAACATGTTCATAAAGCTCATCCATCTCAGAATTACTAACAGCTATACATCCAGCCGTCCAATCTATATACCTATGGAACATTCCAAATTTATACCATTTTTTCATCAAACCGTGTATCTTTATATCTCCACCGGCAGACTTATTATTAGCCGAGGCATTACTTAAGTCTTGTTCGTTAGGGTAAGATATGCCTAAATTTTTATAAGCTACACTATGAGGGTTCTTATCATTTATATAATAAACTCCCTCAGGTGTTTTCCCATCACCTTGAAACTCTTTTTTACCATTTGGTCTAAATCCAAGAGCTACCTTATACTTTTTTAGTAACTCACCATCTTGATAAACATACATAGATCTTTTAGACTTATCTACCTCTATGTAGTCAATAACTGCATTTTTATCTAAGGGCTTATCAAAAAAGAAAAACCCACTAAATAAAAACAATCCTAAAAACACTATTAAACTCTTCATATTAATGTACTGCTGCATAAGACTCCCCTGTTTGGATATCAATCTCAATTTCTACAGGAAAGTTGTATTGTTTATTTACTCTATTTATAGACTGTTTAAGAGCCTCAATTGTTGAATCTATGTCTTCGTTCTTAACTCTTAATAAAACCTCGTCATGGGCTTGAAAAATGGGTCTAACACCACGTTTAATCATTTCATACACATAACCATCAAAGACTCTAACACCTGCTGACTGATTACAAGCAGAAAATCTATCTTTTTCAGAGGCTAAAAAGTAGTAAAAGTTTGTAATAGGGTTCCAAATCCAAGTTTTACCATCTACAACTATTACCTCTCTGTCTTCTGCATATTTCTTAACAGACCAGTTACGACCCCAATACCCATCGTATAAAATCTTAGCATCTTTTGTAGTAAGACCAGTAGACTCTTTAAGCTTAGGTACTCCACAACCATAAGTTAAAGCATAGTTACCTGTTTTAGAAGTTGCTCTTTTTTTACTTACTTTTTCAAATTGCTCAGACAACTCTTCATCTTTATAAACCTTGAATATCTCAGGTAAGTCTTCTCTCTTTTTATCTTTTGTTTTATACCAACGAAAGAAGTCAGACTCTTCTTGTGAGATAATACCACTTCTAACACCTAGATCCAAGTGGGCATCCCAACCCGGCCTGTTCATATCTTCAACATATCCAGGATCATAAGGATAAATAGAAATCTGTTTCATCTTGTCTTCCAAACTACTAACATCCGAACCAATAAGCACAGAACCTTTAGGAGCTATGATTACACTACGGATAAATTCTCCATAAGGGGCTGTCGGCTTTGGTAAATTAACAAACGGTTTGGCATGTTTCAACCTCAAAGTCTTAGTAAAACCGTGAGCATAAGCTACTGCATAACCATTCTCATCAGCTCTTTCTAAGAAGCCCTTCAAGTAACCTGCTCTGTGTGTTACTACAGATAAACCATCTAAGTGCTCAATAGCCGGCTCCTTTGCACCTAAAGCTAATACACTCTTACATAACATCTTTTCTTTATCTCTAACTTGTGGCACTTTACCATTTCTACCGTCTTCAAACAATAAAGGTTTCCAACCAAGGCCCATCAACCAATCTTTTACTTGTGTAGGACTTCCGGCATTAGGTTCTTCATAACCTGTAATCATGGTAACCTCACCATCATAATCTTCTCTGATACCATTTTGTTCTAAGATCTCAAACCATCTAGCTCCGGCAACACTAAGACTACCATCTTTTTTATAACAAACCTTAGGCTTTGTCAAAGACTTCTTGATAGGTATTTTTGGCATAGCAGCTTCTAATAAAGCTTTCTTTTCATTCTCAATACCTTGTAGATAGTCTAAGTTTTTTTGACATTGTTCTACATCAATCAATATTTTATCTTCCTCTTGTATCTTAAGGCATGTTAGCTTAAAATTAAGGTAGCTGATAATTCTTACTATATCTCTAGGATCTTGGTAGATCTTTTTAAGATAGTTGTATTGTTTAACCCAAAGGTTAGTATTAATCTTAACATCTTCTTCTACCCTGTTTCTGTATTCTTCTATAGAAAGGTTTTCCCAGTTGTCGATCTTCGGTTTAGGTACACCGAACTCTTCTCCCCAAGAAGCTAAACCATGGTCTCTTTGGCCTCTTTCTGGGTACAAGTACCAAGACAATCCTAAAGAGTCTATTACACTAGCTGTAACTTTTATACCAAGTATCTTTTCATACAAGGGTACATCAAACCTAACTATGTTATGGCAGACCAATGTGTTGTCAGGGTTAGTCAAGATATTACGCATATCCTCATAGTCAACAGTAGATTTAACTTTCCACTTACCAGACTTATCCATCCAACTTATTCCCATACACCAGATCTTTGTAGACTGATCTACAAGTCCATCTGACTCTGCATCTATTACGTATATCTTATCTAAATTCATATTATTTTGTTATTTTTGCTAATTCCTCTTCGTATGCGTAGTGAGCATCTAGCTCTGTAGTAAACCTTCCTAAATACTTAACTCTTCCACAAATAGAAATACGTGACACCCACTTACGTGAAGCTTTATTCCAATAAACACCTGTGTACTTACTTGTAGAAGGTAAGTGTTTTTTATTAGCATTTTCTCTAAATGATATTACCTCTAAATTTACCGATCTATTATCAAGTCTATCAAAATTAATATGGTTTACAACTGTAATACGACCATTTGGTACATGCCCTAAAAAAGCACTTGCTACTAAGATATGAACACTATAACTCTTCATTTTTTTATCATTCCATAAGTTAACAATTAAGTACTTATTTGAGCTAAGACTTTGTTTCATTATCTTAACCTTACCAAACCTAAGACTTCTAACTCTACCTAAATCTGAGACTTCATAAAAACCCTCATAATCTTTTACTGGCAACCAATTTTCTACTATCATTACTTACAAAATATTTTTAATGTTTTACCACCATCTTGGTATTGTACTTCAACATCTTTAGCGTTGTAGTTGGTATAAGCTCTTCCATTGTGTGGCTCAGAATGTTGTATTACTTCAACTCTTGTTACTTCTTCTTTCTCTCTATCAGCATAGGCTATCATTTCATTCAATAACCCAGAGTCTAAACTATTAACTATCATATCTAGATTTTTCTTATCTGATATCATTGTAGCCATCTTAAAACCTCTCATATAACCTTCACGAAAATCCTTTTGTCTTTGCTTCTCGTTCATAGCAGATATAAACTTACTTTCTCGCCAAGAATTTTTCCAATCCTCTAACTCTTCGTTTATGTTTGTGTACTCCATTACTTCTTACCTTTATTTATTTTGTGAATATTCAGTTTTCTGTTTAAGGATAGTGTTATCTTAGAGTAAACATCTGTAGGTCTAACTAAAGTCTTTTCAACTCCATCAGACTTAGGATACATTTCTGTAAAATCTTTTCTAAAACAATTAAACACCCCTTTTACTTTAGACTCTTCTTCTTCTATAGAATCAAAGTCTATAAACTCGTAGGCACTACTTCTATTTGCCATTATTTCTTCTTTTGGTATAACCCTGCATTCATGTCTCATAATAATTTGTTTTTAATTTCTATGCAAAGATACGAACAACATTTTAATCTCACAAGCTTTTTGTAAAATATTTTTAAATGTTCATTAAAATTGTTTGTTCATTGTGACTGAACGTTCACGTTTGCGTGAACAGTGTAAAAAAGTGAACATAAAAAAACCCAACTAAATTAATAGCTGGGTGTAATTTTAAAATGGTGCATCTTCATCATCTTCTCCGAAGTCTACTGCTGCTGGGCTACTAAACGTTTCACCAAAGGCATCAGCAAGTGTAGCTAAAGGTGGTGGAGGTAAAGGCTTCTCAACAACATAAGGCTCTTCCTTTTTAAACATAGGCACTTCTATTGTTTTAGGAGAAGACATATCTTTGTGTCTGTTCTTTCTTATATTTTCAACATCCGGTATGTTTAACTCTTCTGCATAAATATCTAGGTACATACCATCGGCCTCTCTACATTTTAATAAGTGTACATAGTTTACACCAAAAGGTTCTAAAGAAACTCTACCTTTCAAATCCTCTTCTAAAAAGAACTTCTGTAAGTTTGGATATCTTTCCGGATCCACTTTACTGTACTCCTTGATACCAAGTCTGGTAGGGTTAGTCATAACAGCTACAAAGTCTGCAACTTGGAAAGTAAACTGAGAGTAATACAAATCTGAAGGTTGAGGTTGAGCCATGATATCTTTATCTTTAGCTCTTTTAATCATCTCAGAGTTTGTTTGGGACAGCAATATAAAAATTACATTCTCATACTCCATCTTTAAGTCATTCACTCTCTCGATAAACTTCTCAATAATAGTATTTCTACTTTCTCCCGAATCACCAGAAATCAATGCCAAGTGATCGACAGTAATAACAACAGAGTCTTTGTCTTTATTCAATTCTAAGAACTCTTTACAGCCCTCATAAAACTTGTTTGGTGTGGTAGGTACTTGTGAAATGCTAACTCTATCATCTTGCAAAGAGTCAAAATAAGCTTTAGCTTGAACTTTCTCTTCTTCTGTAAACTCTTGTAACAAGATCTCTTTCTTAGACTTAGATTTAATATTCTTGGCCATACCACGAAGAACTAAACTAAGAACTCTCATCTCAAGGGATATGTTAAGTACTGCAAAATTGTCAGAGGTAGGGTTTATTTCTTTATTCAAGATGTTATCTACCATCTTAGCCAAAGTATAACTCTTACCAATACCTGAACCTGCTGAAAATACAATTACTGAACCATTAACTACAGGGAACACATCATCAAAATAAGGTAGTCCTGTTTTTATAATACCTTTGTTACCAATTTGGTATTGCTTAATCTCTTGAAAAGCTTTTTTAGTAAGGTCTCTAAATTTTTGTATTTGCATTTTATTCTAAGGTTTTAAATTTATTATCAAACATTGTTTGGTGCTTCAAGTAGTACTTGTATAATCTAGACTCTTCAATATCAAACCTAGTGGTGTACATATTGGCAGGTTTAAAAAATAGATACTCTAATACTTTTGACCACTCAAACTGACTAGTATCATTCATAAAGACTTTACAAAGGAAAGCTAACTTATTTCTATCAATGCCAGAGTTAGCTCTAAACAATGCTATATACAACTTTGTTTTCTTTCTATTTCCTATCTCTTTATTCTCAGACTTATAAACAGACTCTAACCAAGTATACAGTTTTAAATCATCTTCATTTATCATAGGTATTTGCAGCTCTTCTAAGAAAGCATTACCTTTAGGGGTTAACCTAACACGATTCTGAATAGTATCGCTTTTGTTCTTTGCCTTTACTAAAGAGACATACTCTAAAGACTGATATCTATCTAAAGTAGATAGGGTCATAGTCTCTGTGATAATCTCCCACAAACTTTCTGTTTTGTTTTGAGAAATAAGTTGTAAGTTTACAACATCTGTAGGGGAAAACCCCTGCTTCTTTGCGATTTCAAAGTTTATATACATGCTAAAAAATATTTTTAATTAACCAAATTAGCCCTACTATTTCTGCTGACAGAATAAATAGGTACCAAATAACAACTGCCCAAAATCTAAATCTTTCTTTCATTGTGCAAAGATACAACTTACTTCTCAATTAACCTAATTAAATCTTATTTATTTTCCTGTACTACCAAAACCACCCTCTCCACGGTCAGTTGATGAAAGTTCTTGAACCTCATTAAACGTTATTTGTGGATAAGGTACAATTATAATTTGTCCAACTCTCTCACCAATTTCATACACCATACCTTCTTCAGGGTAACGAAACTTAAACATAATAGAACCTCTATAACCAGAGTCAATAACCCCAACAGAGTTAGACAATATTAGTGATGTTTTTGATACCGAGCTTCTAGGAAAGACTAAACCAACATAACCCTCTGGAATTTCCATAGCAATACCTGTGTCATAGGTAACCATTGAGTTATCCTCGCTCCACTCTTCACTGATACATGTTAGATCCATTCCGGCATCTCCAGGCTTCCCATAAGTAGGAATTACTGCCTTTTCTGATAATCTTTTTATATTTACTTGCATACAAATTTTTTGTTTATTATTTTATAAATTTTGTCCCATGATGGAAGCTCCTCTACACCTTTGTCGTCAATATACATATCTGCTGAGATCTTACGACAATCAGCTTTGTAGTACTCTATTAAATGTGGAAAATTACAATTAACATAGTGGTAGGGAATGTCATTATCTTTTAGCCAATGCATTGCATCGGACAAAGGGTGACCTTCTCTACATGTATTAATCACAATACCAAACCCATCATTATACAACTTTGTAATAGCTTCTTTGGCTCCTTTTCTCATAGGGCCAAGCTTTGGGTAATCACTCATACATATAGTTAGATCGAAATCTATAGCTAATATGTGCTGCGGTTCAAATCTTGGATTCATAGTATACCTTCTTTTATTAAAATTATTTGTACCTTTTCTGCTAGGTCTTTGATAGTACCATCGTTTACAATTTCATAATTAACCACATAGTCATCAAGAGCTATTTCTGAGGGGTGAAAATCTGTATTGATTGCTCTTGTACCATTATCTCTTACTACTCTAATAGTAATACCCCCTCTTTTAGCAACAGCTTCTAATTCATTAGGGAATCTCATGTCTGTAATAACCCAACTAGGATACTTACCATCATAAGTCTCTAAATCAAAAGAGTCTGCACTTCTAACTTTAAGAGGTTTATAATCAGCAAATAAAGCATTCACCCATACATTTGTATGTAAGCCATCACGCATTGCTTCTGTCCCAAGTTTTTGAAGAAACTCTCTATAAGTCATAGGTACAACAACAGGCTTTGAGTCAACCCAGTCTTCTCCTATCAACTCATAATCCCATTCAGAGCTCATATTAGTTTTCTTAAACTCTTGGTCTTCAAACTTTTCTACAGGCACTCCTGCTAATAAGGAACCCATTGCCTTTAGTTTACCTGCAAACTTCTTAGTCTCAAAACCAGATTGCTCTTCTAACCACCAATTGTGATCCTCAGAAGAAGCTATGTCTTCTAATGTTATACTTCCAACATTATTACATAAAAGATACTGTATAATTTTACCAACTGTATCTTTACCACTACCCATCTTACCGTTTATTCCTATAATCATTATCCTAAAATTATGTCTCTTAAATGTTCATTTACATATCTGGTGCCATTTTTAAGGTCTTGCACCTTTGCAAAAAACTTGCCTTTCCTTTTTATAGATTGAAAATGTATTCTCTCACCTTCAACTGCTGATTCGTAGTCTTCTTCTGCTAATTTCATTTCTACTCTAGCAAAGGCATCTACATCGTCTCCTGATACAAAGTAAACTACATACCAATCATCGTCTTCTTTTCTTAGTGTTCCTACTGTCATAGCCACTTGTCTTTTAAAATTATATCCCAATAACAAATTTTCTTTTCTGTACCTTTATCATAGTGAGTTATCCAAACACAAGGAAACTCTTTTCTAGCTTTGATAAGTCTATCTTTAGTTTTACCTTTTGTTTCTCTAGAATAGTATAACCAACACTCCCAATAGTGGTGCATCTCCGGAGCAATAAATGTAATAGCTATTTGATACCCAAAAAATACGAAGCTCCAAACAGGTGAGTTTTCAAATCTGTAATCATTACCTGTCCATTTAGTTTTCCAACCTAAAGGTACAAAATCAAAACCTACTTTTTTAGGTACAGGTTTTCTATATCTTAAGAAACTATTGTACCACTCTATAAAAGGTTTCCTAACATACTTACTATCATTCACATACTCAACTGCTTTATCAACAGCATCTTGTGGAGTAAATTTTACCCATTTCCTAGGTAAAAAATAAGGTGTACCTACTGCTACCTTACCAAAATAGAATTTGATATTTGGTTTTTTAAAAGGTGAGAGGTAAACCTTAAGCCAATAAAATCTCTCTGCAAAAATTCTTAAACTATCTAACATACTCATATACTGTATTACTATTCCAATTACCACACTGCTCACATGTATCATGTGATGATTCTTCTGCATTTACCTCATACCTAGTATTATTGTTTACAGCCATATCTGCAATCTCTTTCCAATAATAGCTATTAATGTTATCTGAGTTTCTAAGTATCTCTAGCAATAAAGCCCCTCTTAGAGCTCTTTGCTCTTCCTTATCTGCAAACTCTTCATCACAAATATCTACACCATCTACTATAACGTAACTGCCAAAACAGTGCTCTCCTATTTCTATCTTCATATCTTATAGTAATTGCCTTTGGCCTGAAACTTCTATCAAGTAACTGTTTAGTACAATCTTTTTTAGTAAGATGCTTAGTTCTAGAGAATAAGAATAGTCCATCTCTTTTTTCGGCTTACTGTGATCAAAGATAAAACCATCTCCGGTATCTGTTATAGATAAGATCTCTTCACCTCTACAATGAGATGTCCAATGTGTACCTTGACTTCTAGATAATATGTGGGTTATCCCTGTGTCTGTTATTTTTTCTACATAATTATAATCATGTATACCTTCTACAAATATTGCTTCCATTTTATTCTATTTTTTTGTTTCTTTTTTCGTATTGTAGCTCTGATTGTAATAGGGCTATTTTTTGTTCTAACTCGTATATTCTCTGATTGTCAAAATGAGACTTACCCATTTTTGGCTGTTTGAGTGTAGCTAAATCTGACTTAAAATGATTTAACTTATCTCTTATTGTTTTGATGATATCCATTGTTCAAATTTGTTTTTAAATTTTGTCTCTTCTTGCACTTCGGGTAATAAAAGCCTCATCCTAGCCTTAGCAGATGCCCAAGCATTTGGGAACTCATCTTCTAACTTTTCAAACTCATGGCTATATAATAATTGGTCAAACCTAGTATGCTCATCTAATGTTAAATATACACAGTTTGTTAATTTGGCCTGTACACTTGGATGCCTAGCCTTATCAAAAAGGTGACAGCAATTTGCTCTAGTCGGAAAAAGTATACTTACACCACTATGCTCAGAGCTTCTACAATTAGCTATATGGTATTCAAAATAAGTATCTCGTATTGCAGATTGCGATTTGCGGTACTCCTTGTTTTTTGCAGTTTGTTTTACAGCTATTAGTTTTCTTTTTATACCACTAGAAGCTGCGATAGCACAACCTCGGCATCTCTTTTTTGAGAACCAAGGTTGATCATCTCTACCACATTCAATGCATACCTTATTTTTCGCCTTTATCATTCTTAGGCTTTCTTTTTCTATAAGGTCTTTTTTTCTTAGGTGCTGGTTTTTCTTCTTCCAAAAAAACTGGTTTTTCCTCTTCGGTGTTATTTAAAACAGGTACATCTTTAACCCAAAACTTAGGGCTAATCAAGCTGTATATAAATAAACCAAACAATAGTCCTGTGATTGACCATCCAACTACTTCCATAATAATTTTGCCCATTTACAGTTGGCTCTTCTGATTTTAAAACTTAATAATGATTGATAATAAAAATACCATAAGGCATACAAATAAGAATACAGCAAACCTGTTTTCTAAAACTGTAGTCCCTTTTAGTTCATTCTCTTCTTCTAAGAGATCTCTTAGTACAGATGCTTTCCTGATATCAGTAAAGTAAAACCCATCTTCTCCGTGATAATGTGTGTCTGCGACTACATCAAAGACTTTAAATAGCTCTTCTACAGCATATAACTCTAAGTCTGGATGCCGTGAAACAATAAACTCTCTTGTTACTATATTCATAATTATAATATTTACTCTGCAAAGGTAAGCATAATTATAATACCATGCAAACTTTTTTTAAATTATTTTTATTTAATTTGATAAAGGGGCTTTAATAGTAGGGTGCGATTGATAGTTTTCAATCTTAAAAAAATCAGGTCTAAACCTGTCTATCTTTTCACTAAATGATATATCTCCTACCAACTTTGCATCTGTTAGGTAATGGTATTCGTCTAGGTAAACAAGGCTTGGTAATTCAAACCCCTCTCTTCCAATTTGTTCTTTAGCTTGTTCAATATGATTTGAATACAAATGTACATCTCCAAGATTACCAATTAATTGGTCTGGGATCATATCTACTTCATTTGCTATAATCTCTAATAGTAAACCATAAGAAGCAATGTTAAACGGTAACCCTAAAAATGTGTCTACTGAACGTTGGTTCCACATTAAAGAGATTGCTCTGGTTGGGATAGTATGCTCGTATTGGTTAAAATTAGAACCATCTATAGCTTCATATTTTTTAATATACAAATCAATTCTTTGTTCAAAACTCAACTTTCTTGTATAAACTTGAAACCCATAATGACAAGGTGGTAGAACCATTTGGTTCAATTCCCCAACATTCCAAGCATTGACCATTAATCGTCTTGAGTCTGGATTTATTTTAAGGTCATTGATTAGGTTTTGGATTTGGTCTACTTCTACTTCACCTTCTTTATAACCCCATTCCAATATATCTTTTTGTTTCCACTTTCTCCATTGCTTACCATAAATTGGACCTAAATCACCCCACTTCTTAGCAAACTTATCATCGTTCTTTATCTTATCAATAAAATCAGTCATTGATAAAATCTTTTCAGGTTCATTACCAATCATTAATAATAGATAATTTTTATAAGCATCTCCATTCCAAATGTTACACCCATTATCAACCAAGTACTTAATATTTGTATCCCCACGTAAGAACCAAAGTAGCTCAGTTACAATTGTTTTCCAAGGCATTTTCTTAGTTGTAAGCAGAGGAAATCCCTCTGACATATTATGTCGTATTTGTCTTCCGAATACTGAAATGGTTCCTGTACCTGTCCTGTCTTCTTTAACTACACCATTATCAATAATGTCTTGTAGTAATTCTGTATACTGTTTGTCTAACTTATTCATCTTATTTTTCCCAATGATTATTATATTCTTCCCACCAAAATGTTAAGTCTTCTGTCTCGTTATCATAGTACTCACCAACAAAATCTGACTTAAATATTGATCCAGAGTTTTCGTATAGTGCTAGTGTCTCTATCTTATTTACTATACCCATAGTATTTTTTAGATAGTCTATCATAAACTTATAGTTGGAGCCTCTTATAACTCCGGCTTCCACCAACAGTATGTTTTTGTTATCTAGTTTGTATCGGTAAAGATCAAACAAAGCTTTTAACTCTACTAAATACCCATCGTCCCATGTTTGGTCTGGGTAAGGCACATCTACACTAAAACCATCGCAAATCTCTCCATCATGGGTCAAAGCGTGTCTTAGTATTTGACCAACTATACAAGAGTAGTCACCAGAAACTGATACAATTACTGTGTTACTTGCGTTAATACCTCTTTGCAAAAGTTGTCTACTAAGTTCGTAGATCAATATTGTCTCTTGCTTCTGGCTCACTTCAAAATTTTCTCTTTTCATCTTGTTTATTATTAACTCTTCTTCTTTGAACCACTCAAAGCTATCTGTATCTCCTATCTTAACTGCTATTGGATAATCTATAGGCTCTAATTCTTGGTCGACTACCACTAACTTAAATTGGTTTAGATGTTCATAACTAGAGCCCTCTTTTACTTTAACCTCTGTTCCTTTTTCTATCATAACTTGTTTATTAAAACTGAATATTCTACCGGTGTATAATTTACTACTTCACAAGATACATTTATATACCTAGGATCTAATATTTTAAATTTTGGATCTTCATAAATATCTAATACACTATTCTCATGAACATGCCCATGGATATTGTAGCTGTATCTATAATCTAGTTGGCTAGGATGTATAGGACAATGTGTCAATATAGAATTCCCTTTGTAATCAATCATTCCGGCAACTTTATTTACATACTTAAGAAGCTCTCTAGCGTGCTGAGGCTCATCATGGTTACCAAGAACAACTGTCTTTTCCCCTTTCAGTTCTAGAAGTAGAGGATAGTCTCTGACTTTCTCCATAGTTACATCTCCAAGGATATAAACTAAATCCCTCTTGCTTATAACAGAGTTCCAGCACTTAATGATATGATTATTCATATCATCTGCACAGGTAAACCCCCTCTTTATAGCCATATTCTGGTGACCTAGATGTAGGTCTGATATAAAAAATGTACTCATAACTTATTTCTTTGTTTAAATTCTTCGTCTAAGCACTGGTCTGGGCTATACACTTTGTTACACTTTCCACAAATGTGTGCCTCTCCGTCCTCAGTCCATTTATTTATGTACTCTCCCTCTTTTATATAAGGCTCGCATGTTTTACAATCGCATGCATTTTTAGTCCCACAGTGTGGGCAATGAAAGGCTCCCATCATATCTTATTTTTTTTAAATTGTTCTAATTCTATTTTATAAGCTTCTATAAGCTTACCGTTCTTAACAATAGTATCAGATAATAAACTCGGGTAGGTATTAGCTGTTGTTCTAACATCGTTTTTTAAATAGTCAATTAATATAGATATCTCTTTATCTCTTTCCATATCTTATTTGTTTTTAAGTGTTTCTTTGTCTATGTAATCAAGGACTTCCTTTATTGAAATTGCAACCTCATACTCTTCATCTTGTATTGCCTCTTGCTCTAACTCTAGGATATCCTCTTTTGATATTTCCCTTTTTTTATAGTGCTCAAGTAAAGTCTTAGTATTCTCTTTTACTGCACTTAAGGTTTTTAATTTCAATGTAAACTCTGCCATATCTTACTTGTTATTTATTTCTAATGAATTTGGGTAATATAATAATGTTGGGTTCTTCTTCTGAATGTCGATGTTTGGGAAAAGCTTGCTAAACGTTAGTGCATCAAACCTCTCAGTAATAAGATGATTCCCATTTTTAGTTGGAATTATAGAAATAATCTTGTCCCCAAAGGGTTTACAATTATGCTCTAAATGGGCTAACATTAAGGGGCTAATTACCTTTTCATCAATATCAATAATCCACCTTTTCTCTTGTGTCTTAATCTGTCCTACAACTGAATCAAACAACCCTTTCTGATTATTATTTCCGTTTTGTATACGTTGTGCTAGTGCAACCATCATATTCAGAGATACATCAAAATGGTTCTGCTTCTGTACGTGAATATAAGCCCGTGCTTTAAACATCTCACACAGTTGGACTATCTCATCATATCTTCTATCTAAGTGCTCTAGGCTCTCAATACAGTATGTTTTAATAGTACGCACTGATTGGTGGTTATCTCTTTCTCCTTCTGGCTGATCTTTCTTACGTTTAAAAACGTACAGCATGTAAAAGTCCCCCTTCTCTGAGAAGTTTAACAGAGGTTTTATTAGTTCTAAATTATTTATCATTTCTTCTAAGTTGTTCTAATTATTCTTCTTGCTTCGGCATCCGACTTACTTGCTCTTATTCTTTGTATCACTTCTGAGTTACCTATTTGTTCTTGTTGCCATTTAGCACCAAATTCTATGCAATCTAAAAAACTTAAACTTTCTTGTTTATATTTTTTTTCAATCCATTTTACAGCAGCTTCTTCAAGTGTTTCTTGTTTAAAAGATTCTATTGCCTTATCAAGTTGGTCTATATTATTGTTTATAAACTCTACGTGTTGTTTAGGTTCTTCTTGTTTCATACTTTACTTTAATAAAAATTTAACAGGGTATTGGTAGTTACCCCCATGGTACTCCTTCATAACTTGTTCCCAATTACCGTACTTGTTGTATAGGTAGTTCAAGTAGGTTATCATAATGTCTACTTGTTTTTCTTCGTTAAATCTACCTCTTTTGCTAGTACCCTTTAACTTACACATCTCATTCCAAGTACCCTCTAAGAATTGGAATTGGCCTTTAGCTGTAGAGTGATCGTTCTTTGCATCTACATCAAACCTGCTCTCTTTATAAGATACCCACCAAACAAGTGTTGCAGGTATTTTAGCCTCTTCTATTTTATCTCTGTACTTCAAAGACAGTCTTTTAAAGGTAGCATACTGATCTGCTGTAAGGCTAAAACCTATGTTACTCTTAAGATCTTCCACATAAGTTTCTTCTCTTAGGGGTGCCTTTATTAAAGCAATCCTTTTTTCTTTCTGCTTCACAACCTTCTCTAGGTGTTCTTTTTCTGTCACTAACTTCATAGCTGAAATAAGTGTGCCTCCAAGGGCTAATAGAAGTACAGTAGTTATCACTTTGTACTTTAATAGTTTGTAAGTTCTTTCAAAAAGTAAACTCTCATTGTTAAATTTGTATACCATAATATTGTCTTTTTAATTACACTAAATCTCCTTCTTTAATACTAAAATCATCACAGTAACCCTTACATAACTTAGACGGTCTCCAACCACAAGGAAATACTGTTTTTATTTGCTCTTGTCTGGTAAACAACTTTACTTCCTCGTTCTCAGGATCAACAGTGCCGGTAAGTTTATTAATAACACTAGGGCAGTTTTTACAAGGTACTTTATGTATCTCTTTATACCTGTTTGGGTACTTAAGTTCAACCTCTCTGTGGCTATCTAAACTTTTTTGTATTTTAGTTTTTAAATCCATAAGTTTAATGTTTTAATTCTACTATGCAAAATTACGTATAATATTTAACATGTGCAAGAAAAAGTTAAACTTTTTTTAACTCCATAAAAAAACCCTCTATTTCTAGAGGGTCAAAAACAAAAAAATAATAGAAAATTAATTAGCCTTCACAGCTAGAACACTCCATAAGGTTTCTACTAACCTCTTGTGCCATATTAACACTTCTTTGGTAGTATAAAGTTTTAATTCCTAGGTTCCATGCTTCAAAAAACAAAGCATTCACATCTTTCAAAGATGTCTCAGGGTGTATCATTAAATTCAATGACTGACCTTGATCTATAAACTTCTGTCTCTGAGCAGCTTGTTGAACTATCTCTAGTTGGCTGATCTCTCCAAAAGTCTTGAATACAAACTTTTCTTTTTCGTCTAAGATATCTAAGTGTTGTACAGAACCTCCTTTTAAAAGGATGCTGTTCCAAACCTCTGGTGTATCTTGATCTTTATCTTTTAATAACTTTTTTAAGTAAGGGTTTCTGTAAACAAACTTACCTTTGGCCAAATCTTTAATGAAATAGTTTGATTGTAATGGCTCAATACTAGGGCTAACTTGTCCTAGAATAAAAGAAGAACTAGTCGTAGGGGCAATTGCCAATCTAGTAGTAAAT